ATTCAGAGGCAAAGTTGGCATCCTATGTCGCGTCGCTTGAAGCAGAGAGCCGCGATGCAGACCAGTCCGGAACGCGCGTTCGAGCACTGGAATTATTGATCAAGGTGTGTGGTGGCTTCGCCCCAGAGAAGCAGGAGGTTCATAGCTTTCACGGGGCCTTTTTGGCTGACTTGGACATGGCTGAGGATGAAGTGGACGAGCTATTGATTGATAAGGCCAACGATATCAATGACTTACACTAGCCACCCACTACACTACCAAGGTGATGGCCCTGCCTAATGCCTGATCCATACCTCATGTCTCGCCCCACGCGCATGTAATAGAAGGTAGGGGGAGGGGTAGCGATTGGAGCTTGGCGACGGTTCGACAGGCTGGTTCCATGGGGGGACTATCAGGAAGTATTGGCAATTATTGATAACTGAAAAATATAAAAAAATATGGAGCAAAAATGCAACAGCTACTTATGACCTACAAAACAGCAGTCGAGTACGTGGACATGGAAGCAGAGATGTTTGACAAGTTCATCGCTCCGAATGTAACGGTTTTAAAATTCGACGGGCATTCCTTTTATTTGTCTGAGCAGATTGATGAGGCTGTTTACTTTTTGATTGAAGAATCACCGATACACAAGGATTTCCATTTGCACCTCGTCGAATAGGGGGGCGGTAGGTAAAAAACTGCAAACCAAAAAAATACAAAAGGTAAATTTTGAAATGAAAGGTGTTAAGCATTACAAAAGAGATGGGACTGTTCATAGCGGCTCGATGCACAAAATGCCCAACGGCACGTTGCATTCTAACAAGACCCACACAAAAACAAGTGTGAGATTGTTTCACTTGAATGAGCTTTCCAAGACAGCACAAGTCAAAGCAAAAAAGGGCTAAGTCATGGCGACACCAGCAAAAGGGAAGGCGAAAGTAAAAGTCACCGCTAGCGGCAAGAAGGTCTCCTATGGGCAGGCTGGTAATGCAAAGGGTGGAGGCTCTCGCGTCAAAGCTGGTACGTCGAAGGGAGATGCTTACTGCGCTAGAAGTTTAGGCATTAAGAAAGGTTTACCTAAGAAGAAGCAAGACGATCCAAACACACCAAACAATTTATCACGAAAGCGCTGGAAATGTTCTGGCGCAAAATCTAGGAGATAGTTATGCCAGACGGTAAAGGTACATACGGTAAGACAGTAGGAAGACCCCCAGCAAAGAAGAAGCCGGTAGTTAAGAAGAAAGCGGCACCTAAGAAGAAGCCTCGCCCTGCTATCAGTGCACCTATGAGTGACAAAAGGGCGCAGGAAGCAATTGCGGCTCTTAAGCTTCAGAAGAAAAATAAGTAGGAGATACAGATGTCACTCTACGAAAACATCGCAAAAAAGAAAGCCAGAATTAAAGCTGGCTCTGGCGAGACGATGAAGAAGGCGGGGCAGAAGGGTAGACCTACTGCTCAGAACTTTAAGAACGCAAAGAAGACGGCCAAAAAGAAATGACAAATCATAGGGAAACCAGATATGGAAAGGGGGATTTCCGCCGTCCTGAAAATGGCGATAAATTTTCTAAGAACTTTGATGCGATTTTTGGCAAGCAAGACGAGACCGCTAGAGTACAAAACCAAAGCAATGCGGAATGGCTTGCTGAATATGAGGAGGCCCTTCGTGAAGACGATTTATCTTGAGCGTTTCTGCTACCACCCAAAAGGCACTTTAGGCGTCATTAAAATTGATTCTGAGGCGTTCTATTCTGTAGAGAGACCTTGGCTGGATAACTCGCCAAACGTCTCCTGTGTGCCTGAGGGGACGTATCAGACTGGGTGGCGAGACTCCCCTCGGTTTGGTGAGACTTGGCATGTCAAAGATGTCCCAGATAGGACTTATATCTTGATTCATGCGGCAAATTATCCGGATGAGGTGCAGGGCTGTATTGCTTTGGGAACAGGCTTAATGGCAAACAGGATTGCGGTATCAAACTCTAGAGTAGCTGTTGACAGATTTGAGGAGCTGACAAAGGGAACACAATGGCAACTGGTGATCAAACATGCACCTCATGCGGCACTTTAAAGACAGCTAAGTTTTTTAGCCCACATAAGCGAGAGTGCACCGACTGTCGGGTAGGTAAATATCGCGACAGGAAAAACTCAGGTGTAGAGCCTTTTCTGCAATCAAAGCTGAGTGCGCTAAAGCAACGTCACCGCAAGAAAGAGTATGAAGGTAATCCTGTTGATTTGAAGTACTTAATCGACCTTTATGAAGCTCAGAGAGGTATTTGCGCGTTATCAGGAATACCTATGCACGTTACATCTGAAAACTCTGAGCTGTCAGCTAGTCCAGATCGAATTGATATAGACCAAGGATACGTTGAAGGCAACATTCGTCTTGTATGTTCGCGTATGAATCTAATAAGGAACAGCCTGAGTGACCGTAATCTTTTGTGGTGGTGTCGGGCAGTGGTGAATAACAATGGAAATTGAGAAGGTCGCGGCAAAATTTAAAGGTAATTTTCCTTTATATGCCAAGAATGTACTGAAAATCGTAACAAAAGAGGGTGAATCCGTCCCTTTTGCCCTAAATGCGGCACAGTTGTACGTCCATAATCAGCTAGAAAAACAGTTAAAAGAGCAGGGTAATGTCCGAGCTTTGGTACTTAAAGCACGACAAACAGGTATTTCTACCTACGTACAAGGACGCAACTTCTGGAAAGTGACGCAAAATCGAAATGCTAACGCATTTGTACTGTCTCACCTTGCGGAATCGACTAACGCAATTTTCAATATGGTGAAATTCTTTTATGACAATGTCCCGCACCCAGCGTTTAAACCTCCGCTCGCTAGTCAGTCGGCGTCAACACTGGTATTTGATGAAATCAACTCGCGGTACAGGGTTGGAACCGCAAGGTCTACCCAAACAGGACGAGGACAAACAAACAGATTCGTCCACGGATCAGAAGTCGCCTTCTACCCCCAAGGATCAGACATAGTCGCTGGTCTATTGCAGACAGTCGGCGGAAAAAAATCCGAGGTAATTCTTGAGAGCACGGCCAATGGTGCTGGCGGCTGGTACTACGATCAGGTAATGAAGAGCGTGAGGGGAGAGTCTGAATGGCAGACTATATTTATCCCGTGGTTCTGGATGCCGGAGTACCGCAGAAAGCCCAGCCCTTATTTTGTTGCAACACCAGAAGAATATGAGCTTGCCCAGAAATATGATTTGGACGATTCCCAGCTCTGCTTCCGTCGCGCCAAACTTGACGAGCTAGGCGGCACAGATCTTTTCCAGCAGGAATATCCTAGTAACATTTTAGAAAGCTTCCTAACGTCGGGCAGATGTTTTGTAGAAGCGCCGAGCCTAAACCTTGCTGAGACTAACTGCTACACCGCTGACTTCAAAGGTGACTTGGTGGGCGGGGAGCTTATAAGTAGAACACATGGTAATTACCAAGAGTGGCATCCTCCAGCCAGAGAGGAGAGCTTTACTATCGGGGTAGACGTAGCTGAAGGCTTGGCTTACGGAGACTACTCCTGTGCTCAAGTGCTTGACTCTAAAGGTAACCAAGTTGCTTGCTGGCACGGACACATAGATCCTTTTGATTACGGAGCATTACTGTGTGTTTTGGCAAAGCGATTCAACATGGCTTATGTTGTGGTAGAAAGAAATAACCACGGCTTAACAACACTCCGGAAAATGCAAGATTTAGGATATGCAAACTTATTTGTGGAGAGTTCTGTTGATGGTGCCTACGGAGATCGCTTGACAAAACGCGGTGGTTTCTTGACAACATCTAAAACTAAGCCACTGATCATAGATGGTCTTGCCTCGTTGATTAGGCAAGGTGAAAGTGGAATTGCTGACATAGAACTGTTAAATGAATTGCGTACCTACATAATTGATGATAAAGGTGCTTTCAATTCTCAGTCAGGATGTTATGATGATCGAGTGATGGCTTACGCCATTGCCCTGCACGGATTAGCTTCTATGCCTAGACCTAGGCATCGCACTATACAAAAGCGATTTAGAACGCTCGACTCTGTGACAGGCTACTAATGATAATAGATGACGAAACAGATTTAAACGAAGAAGAAGAAGTTTTAGACGGAGTGCAGGCTCAAAGCATGCAGAGTCTAGGGTCTCGTCTCGCCGCAACTTTTCAAGAGTACAAAGACGCCCGTAAAGAAACTGAAGGTGAGTGGCTTAAAGATCTGCGCCAGTATCAGGGGATTTATGAGCCTGATGTTCTCGCCCGTCTAAACCAAGCGTCTGGCTCTAGATCTAAAGTATTTGTTGGACTTACCAGAACTAAGGTCATGGCGGCATATAGCCGAATTATTGATCTATTGTTCCAGAACGGCGAAATATTTTTTGCTGTTAACCCAACACCAATTCCTCAAATTGACCCATTAAAAGCGATGCAGATGCGTCAGATGGCTATGGAGCAAATAGCTCAAGCCAGCCGTCAAGATCCAATGATGAATCAGGATTTAGTCGCCGCTCGAATGGAAGAACTTGAAGAAGAATTCTTAGAGCTTGAGAAAGAAATAGCCGAGAAAGCCGCCGAATCAATGACGGTAGATATTGAAGATCAGCTTGTTGAGACTAATGCTGAGATGAAGCTCAAGGAGGCAATCCTTGAAGCTTGTATATTCGGATCAGGTGCCGCTAAAGCTGGCACAGTAAGAATCGATAAAAAGCAGTCCTACAGTCAAGTGCTTGACCCAGAAACGGGTGAGCAGAAGTATTCTCTATCTGTTCTTGAGAGCGTAATGCCTGACGTAGAGTCTGTTAGTATTTTTGATCTTTACCCAGATCCATACTGCACGACGTTAAATGACTGTGATGGATTATTCCGCCGTCATGTTCTTACTCGAAAACAGTTTAGAGATTTATCTGACCTACCTCAATTTGATGGTGACATGGTCAAGTACCTACTTAAGGTAAACCGTAACGGAAACCATACTGAAGAAGAACACGAAAAGACTCGAAGGCGCATCGCTGGAATCAATGAGAAAAGCGAATCTAGCCGTTTTGTTGTTATGGAGTATTGGGGAACTATAGACGGTTACGATCTAGAAGAGCACGGTATTGAGATGCCTGAAGGGGCTGATCTATCGGATGATTATTCTGCTTGCGTTTGGTTCTGTGACGGAAAAGTATTAAAGGTAATGTTGAACCCTATAGCGGGTTACAAAATTCCTTACCATATATTCCCTTATGAACGCGCCCCTCACCAGTTTTGGGGTACAGGCGTACCTCGCATGATGCGGGACTCTCAGGGAACTATGAACGCGGCCACCAGAATTTGGTTAGACAACCTTGCTCTATCCTCTGGCCCAATGTGTGAAGTAAACACTGACCTTCTTGCGGCTGGAGAAGATCCAACTGACATACATCCTTGGCGAGTATTTTTGCGCGAAGGTGGTGATGGTTCTATGCCAGCAGTTCGCTGGTATCAGCCGGTTGCTAACGCTAATGGCCTTAACCAGATAGTGGAGATTTTCCGTCGATTTGCGGATGAGACTACCAGCCTTCCTAGCTACACCCACGGAGAGCAAACCCAAAGTCTAAACAAGACTGCGACGGGTATGTCGATGTTGATGGGTGCGGCAAATATTGCGCTTAAAAGCACAATTAAGAATATCGATGACTTCCTTATCGAGCCGATGATTAAATCATTGTTTCATTTCAATATGGAATTTGGTGTAAATGAGAAATCTAAAGGTGACTTAAGAATTGTTGCTCGCGGAAGTACAGCATTAATACAAAAGGAAGTGCAAAGCCAGAGGTTATTGCAGTTCTTATCAATAGTATCTAACGATCAAGATGCTGGTTATGTGGATCGAATTGGCTTGTTACGGGATATCGCATCAAGCATGGAGCTTGATCCGGACGATGTAATTAAGTCAGAAGAGAGGTTGCAAGCTGAACAGCAAGCCCAACAACAACAACAACAGCAGTTACTCCAAGCTCAAGCTCAACAAGGAGCAGGCCCAAGCGGTGTTGCGCCTCAGGGCCAAGCCGG